AAAGCAGAAGAAGCTGCTAAAGAAGCTGCTAAATTAGCGAAAATGAACAAGGATCAAAAAGATGAATATGAACGCGAGCAAATGGAAAAAGAGCTGGAGCAATTACGCTCAGAAAAACAATTAAATGAAATGCGTTCAGAAGCAAGGAAAATGTTAAGCGAAGCGGAAGTTGATTCATCAGATGAGGTTGTTAATTTAGTTGTAACAGATACTGCTGAACAAACTAAATTGAATGTTGAAGCTTTTTCTAATGCAGTAAAAAAAGCGGTTAATGAAGCGGTTAAGATTAACGCTAGACAATCGCCATTGACTGGTGGAGATTCATTTAATCACTCGACTAAAAATAAACCGCAAAACTTAGCTGAAATAGCTAGACAAAAAAGAATTATTAAAAATTAACGGAGGCATTTAAATGGAACAAACACAAAAATTAAAATTAAATTTGCAACATTTTGCGAGTAACAATGTTAAACCGCAAGTATTTAACCCTGATAATGTAATGATGCACGAAAAGAAAGATGGCACGTTGATGAATGAATTCACAACGCCCATCTTACAAGAGGTTATGGAAAACTCTAAAATTATGCAATTAGGTAAGTACGAACCAATGGAAGGTACTGAGAAGAAGTTTACTTTTTGGGCTGATAAACCAGGTGCTTACTGGGTAGGTGAAGGTCAAAAAATCGAAACATCTAAAGCTACATGGGTTAATGCTACTATGAGAGCGTTTAAATTAGGGGTTATCTTACCTGTAACAAAAGAGTTTTTGAATTACACTTATTCACAATTCTTTGAAGAAATGAAGCCTATGATTGCTGAAGCATTCTATAAAAAGTTTGATGAAGCGGGTATTTTGAATCAAGGTAACAATCCATTCGGTAAATCAATTGCACAATCAATTGAAAAAACTAATAAGGTTATTAAAGGTGACTTCACACAAGATAACATTATTGATTTAGAGGCATTACTTGAAGATGACGAATTAGAAGCAAATGCGTTTATCTCAAAAACACAAAACAGAAGCTTGTTACGTAAAATTGTAGATCCTGAAACGAAAGAACGTATTTATGACCGTAACAGTGATACGTTAGATGGTCTACCTGTGGTTAACCTTAAATCAAGCAACTTAAAACGTGGTGAGTTAATCACTGGTGATTTCGATAAGTTGATTTACGGTATCCCTCAATTAATTGAATACAAAATCGATGAAACTGCACAATTATCTACAGTCAAAAATGAAGATGGAACACCTGTAAACTTGTTTGAACAAGACATGGTGGCATTACGTGCAACTATGCATGTAGCATTGCATATCGCTGATGATAAAGCGTTTGCTAAGTTAGTTCCTGCTGATGCAAAACCATCTTCAAATCCAGGAGAAGTTTAATAAATAATTAGGAGTGGTAACATGCCCGAAATCATTGGAATTGTTAAAGTAGATTTTACAGATTTAGAAGATAACAGACATGTCTATATGAAAGGGCATGTCTACCCTCGCAAAGGTTATGATCCTACAGATGAACGTATCAAAGCTTTAGCTAGTGTTGAAAATAAACGCAACGAACAAATGATTTACATTGTAAATGACAAATTAACCAAAAAAGAACTTGTCGAAATAGCAAGTGTTGCTGGCTTACAAGTTGATGAAAAACAAACAAAAGCTGAAATTATCAACACTTTTGAGTCGCTAGAGTAGGTGGTTATATGACTACGCTAGCTGATGTAAAAAAACGTATTGGCCTTAAAGATGAAAAGCAAGATGAACAATTAGAGGAAATTATAAAAAGTTGTGAAAGCCAGTTGTTATCAATGTTACCTATTGAAGTTGAACAAATACCGGAAAGGTTTAGTTACATGATTAAAGAAGTTGCAGTTAAACGCTACAACAGGATTGGTGCTGAAGGTATGACATCAGAAGCGGTTGACGGACGTAGCAATGCGTATGAATTGAACGATTTCAAGGAGTATGAAGCTATTATTGATAATTACTTTAATGCTAGAACGAGAACTAAAAAAGGAAGGGCTGTGTTCTTTTGAGATATGAAGATAGAGTTATTTTTCAATTAGAACAAGTAGCAACTTACAATCCTAAAACTAGCAAAAAAGAAAACACACTAATCACTTATGATGCGATACCATGCAATATTAACCCCATTTCTAGAGCAAGAAAGCAACTTGAATTTGGTGATGTAAAAAACGATGTAAGTGTTCTGAGGATAAAAGAATCAATATCTTACCCTGTTAGCCACGTGTTGGTTAATGGCATTCGCTACAAGATAGTTGATACAAGGATATACAGACACGAAACGTCATATTATATCGAAGAGGTCAATTGATGAATATAGATGGATTAGACGCACTGTTAAACCAATTTCACGATATGAAAACCAACATTGATGATGATGTTGATGATATTTTACAGGAAAACGCCAAAGAATATGTAGTACGAGCTAAATTGAAAGCTAGAGAAGTAATGAATAAGGGTTATTGGACTGGTAATTTATCACGCAATATCAGATATAAAAAAACTGGCGATTTGCAATACACTATCACATCGCATGCAGCTTATAGTGGTTTCTTAGAGTTTGGTACTCGATACATGGAGGCAGAACCTTTTATGTGGCCAGTATATGAGGTAATAAGAAAATCAACTGTAGAAGAATTGAAAGCGTTGTTTGAATAGGAGATAAAAGCATGACACCGAACTTACAACTTTATAATAAAGCGTATGAAATGCTACAAGGATATGGATTCCCTGTTATTTCTCGTAAAGAGATGCAACAAGAGATTCCGTATCCTTTTTTTGTAATAAAAATGCCGGAGTCAAACAGAAGTAAATACACGTTTGATAGTTATTCTGGTGACACGAATTTAGTTATTGATATTTGGAGTGTAAGTGATGATTTAGGACATCATGACGGACTTGTTAAAAGATGTATTGATGATTTAACACCTAGCGTTAAAACAAACGATTATGACTTTGAAGAAGATGATACTAACATCACACAGTTAGTTGATGATACTACCAATCAAGAATTGATACACACATCAGTAACGATATCTTACAAAACATTTTAAAAAACGGAGGAATATTGAATGGCAAATATGAAAAATAGTAATGATCGTATTATTTTATTTAGAAAAGCTGGCGAAAAAGTAGATGCTACTAAAATGCTTTTTTTAACTGAATACGGCTTATCACATGAAGCTGATACAGATACAGAGGATACAATGGACGGTTCTTATAACACTGGTGGTTCTGTTGAGTCAACAATGTCTGGTACTGCTAAAATGTTTTATGGTGACGATTTTGCAGATGAAATTGAAGATGCAGTTGTAGATCGCGTATTGTATGAGGCTTGGGAAGTTGAAAGTAGAATACCAGGCAAAAATGGAGATGCCACTAAATTTAAAGCGAAATATTTCCAAGGTTTCCACAATAAATTTGAATTAAAAGCAGAAGCTAACGGTATTGATGAATATGAATATGAATATGGAGTGAATGGTCGTTTCCAACGTGGATTTGCAACACTACCTGAGGCTGTAACAAAGAAACTTAAGGCGACTGGATACAGATTCCATGACACTACAAAAGCAGATGCGTTAACTGGCGAAGATTTAACAGCAATTCCACAACCTAAGGTAGATTCATCAACGGTTACACCAGGAGAGGTATAAAAATAGGGCGTTAAGCCCTATTTATTTTGTTTAAATTAATCATGAATGGAGATTTTAAGTTATGAATGTAGAAATTAACGGAAAGTCATTAGAATTAAGTTTTGGTTTTAAATTTTTAAGAGAAATCGATAACCGATTAGGTTTAAAAGTTGAACAAGCTTCTATCGGTCAAGGTGTATCAATGTTGCCTGTAGGTTTAGAAAGTGGAAATCCGGTTGTGATTGGCGAAGTTTTAATCGCAGCTACATCTCACTTAAAAAAACAAGCAATTACTATTAATAACATTGATGAAGCATTAGATGAAATCGCAGAAAATATCGGACTAGAAGAATTCGGTTCGGATATTTTAACGGAGTTGGGAAAGCGACCTATGACCCGAAACCTAGTCGAAGTAGTGGAAGCGGAAGAGAAACCAGCGGAAGCGTAATAACTTACGACAGAATCGTTATAACTTGTATGTCAACACTTGGTATTACAGATTTGAACGTTATTGAGCAAATGACATTAACAGAATATAACTATCGAATGTATGCGAAAGAGTATGAAATGCTAACCCAAGAATTCGAACGTTACAAACTTGCGTTTGCTATTCGTGATGCTGCAGCTACTAAAAATGTTGGGACAGAAAATAAACCTAAAGAGGAATATGTTTTTAACAATGCAAACGACGTATTGCCTTATGAAGAAAATATCCAACGGCTTAACGAAGGTAAAGATATAAGATTTAGCAGCGAACGTGATGAATACGAACCACAAAATAATGAATTCTTTAAAGTTATAGCAGAATTTAATAAGCAATAGAAAGAGAGGTGTTAATGTGACGGAATATAAAATTAAAGCGACTATTGAAGCTAGTGTAGCCAAATTCAAAAGGCAAATTGATAGTGCGGTTAAGTCTGTGCAAAGATTTAAACGAGTAGCAGATCAAACTAAAGATGTTGAATTAAACGCTAACGATAAAAAATTACAAAAAACTATCAAGGTTGCTAAAAAGTCTTTAGATGCCTTTAGCAACAAAAATGTAAAAGCTAAATTAGATGCTAGTATACAAGACTTACAACAAAAGATATTAGAATCAAATTTTGAACTAGACAAACTTAACTCCAAAGAAGCTAGCCCTGAGGTTAAACTACAAAAACAAAAGTTAACTAAAGATATCGCTGAAGCAGAAGTTAAGTTATCCGAACTAGAAAAGAAGCGTATCAGTATTGACGTCAATGCAGATAACAGTAAATTCAATCGAGTGTTAAAAGTATCTAAAGCTAGTCTTGAAGCATTAAATAGGTCTAAAGCCAAAGCTATTATAGACGTGGACAATGGTGTTGCTAACTCTAAAATAAAACGCACTAAAGAAGAGCTTAAAAGTATTCCAAACAAAACTAGATCTCGACTAGATGTAGATACAGGGCTTTCTATACCAACTATTTATGCGTTTAAAAAATCATTAGACGCATTGCCGAACAAAAAAACAACAAAGGTAGATGTCGATACTAATGGTTTAAAGAAAGCTTATGCCTACATAATAAAAGCAAACGACAATTTCCAAAGACAGATGGGGAATTTAGCTAATATGTTCCGTGTGTTCGGTACTGTAGGTTCTAATATGGTTGGTGGATTACTAACTTCATCTTTTAGTATCTTAATACCTGTAATAGCGAGCGTAGTACCTGTAGTATTTGCGCTATTAAACGCTATCAAAGTGTTAACTGGCGGTGTACTTGCTTTAGGTGGTGCGGTAGCAATAGCCGGCGCTGGCTTTGTAGCATTTGGCGCAATGGCTATCAGCGCTATAAAGATGCTTAGTGACGGCACTTTACAAGCTAGCTCAGCAACAAACGAATACAAAAAAGCTTTAGATGGCGTAAAGTCAGCATGGACTGATATTATAAAGCAAAATCAATCCGCTATATTCACAACTCTTGCAAACGGTTTAAATACTGTTAAAACAGCAATGCAGAGCTTACAACCTTTTTTTAGTGGTATTTCAAGAGGAATGGAAGAGGCGTCTCAAAGTGTGTTTAAATGGGCTCAAAATAGCGGTGTAGCATCAAGGTTCTTCAACATGATGAATACAACTGGTGTTTCGGTATTTAACAAGCTATTAAGTGCTGCAGGCGGTTTCGGTGATGGATTAGTCAATGTATTCACACAATTAGCACCACTGTTTCAATGGTCGGCTGATTGGTTGGATAGATTAGGTCAATCTTTCTCTAACTGGGCTAATAGTGCAGCTGGAGAAAATTCGATAACTCGTTTTATTGAATACACAAAAACAAACTTACCTATCATTGGTAATATTTTTAAAAATGTTTTCGTTGGAATTAACAATTTGATGAATGCATTCAGTGGATCATCAACTGGCATTTTCCAATCTCTTGAACAAATGACAGCTAAGTTTAGGGAATGGTCTGAACAAGTAGGACAATCTCAAGGGTTTAAAGACTTTGTCAGTTATATACAAACTAATGGACCACTAATAATGCAATTAATTGGGAACATTGCAAGAGGATTAGTTGCATTCGCAACAGCGATGGCTCCTATAGCTAGTGCAGTATTACGCGTTGCAGTAGCAATAACTGGTTGGATAGCTAACTTGTTTGAGGCGCATCCAGCTACAGCACAATTAGTTGGTGTCATTATAACTTTAGTTGGTGCATTTAGATTTTTAATACCGATTATTCTTGCTGTATCTAACTTTATGGGTGGCGGATTAATAGGTAGAATCATTGCGTTAGTAAGTAAGTTCGGTTTATTAAGAGCGGGATTAACAATTTTAAAAGGTGCGTTCATGTTATTAAAAGGACCATTAAAAATTATATCAGTTATATTCCAATTGTTATTCGGTAAGATTGGATTAATTAGAAATGCTATCACAGGACTAGTAACTGTGTTTGGTATTTTAGGTGGTCCAATAACAATAGTTATCGGTGTAATCGCTGCATTAATAGCTATATTCGTTTTATTGTGGAATAAAAATGAAGGATTCAGAAACTTTATTATAAATGCTTGGAATGCGATAAAAACGTTTATGGTTACAGTTTGGAATGTGTTGAAAACTGTAGCTTCGGTTGTATGGAATGCTATTTTAAAAGCTATCACTACAGCAGTAACTAATGTATACAATTTTATAATGATTGTTTGGAATCAAATAGCCGCTTATTTACAAGGGTTATGGAATGGAATTATCGCTATTGCAACAACGGTATGGAACCTTTTAGTTACAATCATCACAACTGTTTTCACGACGATAATGACAATAGTTATGACGATATGGACAGCTATTTGGACATTCTTAAGTACAATCTGGAACACGATAATTACAATCGCTACTACGATTTGGAATTTGTTAGTCACTGTAATAACTACAGTATTTACCACAATTATGACTATCGCAATGACAATTTGGAACGCTATTTGGACGTTCTTACAAACGTTGTGGAACACTATAGTTACTGTGGCAACTAAGGTTTGGAACGCTATCACTACAACTATATCTACTGCGTTACAAGCGGCATGGAGTTTTATTTCTAATATATGGAATACGATTTGGAGTTTCTTATCTGGTATATTAACGACAATTTGGAATAAAGTTGTAAGCATATTCACACAAGTTGTATCAACTATATCAGACAAAATGTCTCAAGCTTGGAACTTCATCGTGACTAAAGGTATGCAATGGGTATCTACTATAACAAGTACGCTAATTAACTTTGTTAATAGAGTTATTCAAGGATTCGTTAATGTTGTAAACAAAGTTAGTCAAGGTATGACAAATGCAGTAAATAAAATAAAAAGCTTTATAGGAGATTTTGTGTCTGCAGGTGCTGATATGATCCGTGGTTTAATTAGAGGTATTGGACAAATGGCTGGCCAATTAGTAGATGCGGCTAAAAATGTTGCTAAGAAAGCTTTAGATGCAGCTAAAAGTGCTTTGGGTATTCACTCACCTTCACGTGAATTCATGGATGTTGGTGTGTATTCAATGCTAGGTTTCGTTAAAGGTATAGATAATCATTCAAGTAAAGTTATCCGTAATGTTTCTAATGTTGCAGATAAAGTAGTTGATGCATTTCAACCTACATTAAACGCACCTGACATTTCTAGTATTACAGGAAACTTAAGTAATTTAGGTGGAAATATAAATGCGCAAGTACAACACACACATTCTATTGAAACATCACCGAACATGAAAACTGTTAAAGTTGAATTCGATGTCAATAACGATGCGCTTACTAGTATTGTTAACGGCAGAAATGCTAAACGCAATTCTGAGTATTACTTATAAAGGAGGTTACAAATGGACATAGAATTAACAAAAAAAGATGGTACTGTAATCAAATTAAGTGAATACGGGTTTATCGTTAACGATATAGTAATTGATAGCATGCAAATCAACACAAAGTATCAAGACAAAGAAAATATGAACGGTCGTATATTAATGGGGAGCAATTATATCAGTAGAGATATAGTTGTTCCTTGTTTTTGTAAAGTTAAAAATCGTTCAGACATTGCTTATATGCGAGATATGTTGTATAGGTTAACGACAGACATAGAACCTATGTATTTACGAGAAATAAGAAGAAAAGAAGAGTTGAATTACAGGTTTACTCAACCAACTTCTGATGATTACGTGAAATTAGATAAAAACAACTTCCCGGATTATGAATATTCAAGACACGATCAACAAATTTATGTAAATGGTAAACAGTATAAAGTTATTTTTAACGGAGTTATAAACCCTAAACAAAAAGATAATAAAGTTTCTTTTGAACTAAAATTCGAAACTACAGAATTACCATACGGCGAAAGTATTGGAACAAGCCTAGAGTTAGAAGAAAACAAAAAGGTTGGATTGTGGTCGTTTGATTTTAATATTGATTGGCATGCAGGCGGAGACAAAAGAAAGTATACATTTGAAAATTTGAGCAAAGGTACAGTTTACTATCATGGTAGTGCTCCTAACGACCAATTCAACATGTATAAAAAGATAACAATTATTTTAGGCGAAGATACAGAATCGTTTGTATGGAATTTAACGCATGCTGAAATAATGAAAATTGAGGGGATTAAACTAAAAGCTGGAGACAAAATTGTTTATGATAGCTTTCGAGTTTATAAAAACGGTGTCGAAATAAGCACTGAAACGAACATAGCCCAACCAAAATTTAAATACGGAGCTAATAAATTTGAGTTTAATCAAACAGTTCAAAAAGTTCAGTTTGATTTGAAATTTTATTATAAGTAGGTGTCAGAATGACAATAATTGTAAGACCACCTAAAGGTAATGGCGCACCTGTACCAGTAGAAACAACTTTAGTAAAAAAAGTTAATGCTGACGGTGTATTAACTTTTGATATTCTAGAAAATAAATATACTTATGAAGTTATTAACGCTATAGGGAAAAGATGGATTGTTAGTCATGTCGAAGGTGAAAATGACAAGAAAGAATATGTAATAACTGTCATTGATAGGAAATCAGAAGGCGACAGACAACTGGTTGAATGTACTGCTAGAGAGATTCCTATAGACAAGTTAATGATTGATAGGATTTATGTTAATGTAACAGGATCTTTTACAGTAGAAAGATATTTTAACATTGTGTTTCAAGGTACTGGAATGCTTTTTGAAGTCGAAGGTAAGGTTAAGTCTTCGAAGTTTGAAAATGGTGGTGAAGGCGATACAAGGTTAGAAATGTTTAAAAAGGGATTAGAACATTTCGGTTTAGAATATAAAATAACGTATGACAAAAAGAAAGACAGATATAAGTTTGTATTGACGCCTTTTGCAAATCAAAAAGCGTCTTATTTTATTTCTGACGAAGTCAACGCCAACGCTATAAAACTCGAGGAAGATGCAAGTAATTTCGCAACTTTTATCAGAGGATATGGTAATTATTCAGGAGAAGAAACATTCGAACACGCTGGGCTCGTAATGGAAGCTAGAAGTGCATTAGCTGAAATATACGGTGATATACACGCAGAACCTTTTAAAGACGGCAAAGTTACTGACCAAGAAACTATGGATAAAGAATTACAATCAAGATTAAAAAAGTCTTTAAAACAATCTTTGTCTTTGGACTTTTTGGTGTTAAGAGAAGCTTATCCTGAAGCAGACCCACAACCTGGGGATATAGTTCAAATAAAATCTACTGTTTTAGGACTTAACGACCTAGTGCGTATAGTAGAAATTAAAACGATTAGGGATATAAACAATGTAATTGTGAAGCAAGATGTAACGCTTGGTGAGTTTAATAGAGAACAACGATATATGAAAAAAGTTAATACTGCAGCTAATTATGTTTCTGGATTGAATGACGTTAACCTTTCCAACCCTAGTAAAGCGGCAGAAAACTTAAAATCTAAAGTTGCATCGATAGCTAAATCCACACTTGATTTAATGAGTAAAACAGATTTGATTGAAGATAAGCAAAAGAAAGTGAGTTCTAAAACTGTAACCACATCTGACGGAACTATCGTTCATGATTTTGTAGATAAATCAAATATTAAAGATATAAAAACAATTGGAACAATTGGCGATTCTGTAGCTAGAGGATCACATGCGAAAACAAATTTCACCGAAATGTTAGGTAAAAAGTTAAAAGCTAAAACAACGAACCTTGCAAGGGGTGGTGCTACGATGGCTACCGTGCCAATTGGTACAGACAAAACAGAAAACAGTATATATCGTCAGGCAGAACAAATAAGAGGTGATTTAATCATAGTTCAAGGTACTGATGACGACTGGCTTCACGGTTATTGGCAAGGAGTACCGATTGGAGATAGCAAAATAGATTTAAAAACCTTTTATGGCGCTTTCTGTAGTGCTATTAACGTTATAAAAGAAAATAACCCACAAGCTAAAATATTAGTTATGACGGCTACAAGACAATGTCCTATGGATGGCACTAAAATACGCCGTAAAGACACGGATAAAAATAAATTAGGGTTAACACTTGAAGACTATGTAAATGCTCAAGTTTTGGCTTGCAGTGAATTAGACGTGCCTGTATATGATGCATATCATACAGACTATTTCAAACCTTATAATCCTGCATTTAGAAAATCCAGCATGCCTGACGGGTTACATCCGAATGAACGAGGCCATGAAGTTATTATGTATGAACTTATTAAAAATTATTATCAGTTTTATGGATAATAAAGGAGGAAAACATGAGTAATAAACTAATTACAGATTTAAGCAGAGTTTTCGATTACAGGTATGTGGATGAGAACGAATATAATTTCAAACTCATTTCAGATATGCTTACTGACTTAAATTTCTCTCTTGAATACCATAGAAACAAAGAAGTATTTGCACATGACGGAGAGCAAATTAAGTATGAACACTTACAAGTTACTAGTAGTGTCTCTGACTTTTTAACATATCTAAATGGCCGTTTTAGCAATATGATTCTAGGTCATAACGGCGACGGTATTAATGAAGTAACAGATGCACGTGTTGATAATACTGGTTATGGTCACAAAACTTTACAAGATCGTTTGTATCATGATTATTCAACACTAGATGCTTTCACTAAAAAAGTCGAGAAAGCTGTAGATGAACACTACAAAGAATATCGAGCAACTGAATATCGATTCGAACCGAAAGAGCAAGAACCAGAATTTATCACTGACTTATCGCCATACACTAACGCAGTAATGCAATCATTTTGGGTAGACCCTAAAACAAAAATTATTTATATGACACAAGCGCGTCCAGGCAATCATTACATGTTATCTAGATTGAAGCCCAACGGACAATTTATTGATAGATTGCTTGTTAAAAATGGCGGTCACGGTACACACAATGCGTATAGATACATTAATGGAGAATTATGGATTTATTCAGCTGTATTGGACAGTAACAAAAACAACAAGTTTGTACGTTTCCAATATAGAACTGGAGAGATAACGTACGGCAATGAAATGCAAGACGTCATGCCAAATATATTTAATGATAGATATACGTCAGCAATTTATAATCCAGTAGAAAACTTAATGATTTTTAGACGTGAATATAAAGCTTCTGAACAACAAGCTAAGAATTCATTGAATTTCATTGAAGTTAGAAGTGCTGACGATATCGACAAAGGTATAGACAAAATTTTGTATCAAATGGATATACCAATGGAATATTCTTCATTAACGCAACCTATGCAAGGTATTGCGTATGATGCAGGTGTCTTGTATTGGTACACGGGTGATTCGAATACGGCTAATCCTAATTACTTACAAGGATTCGACGTCAAAACAAAGGAATTATTGTTTAAACGTCGTATCGATATAGGCGGTGTGAATAATAACTTTAGAGGAGACTTCCAAGAAGCTGAGGGTCTCGACATGTATTACGATCTAGAAACAGGACGCAAAGCGCTTTTAATTGGGGTAACTATTGGACCAGGTAACAACAGACATCACTCAATTTATTCTATCGGTCAAAGAGGTGTAAACCAATTCTTAAAAAACATCGCACCTCAAGTATCAATGACTGATTCAGGTGGACGTGTTAAACCGTTACCAGTGCAAAACCCAGCATATTTAAGTGATGTTACTGAGGTTGGTAACTATTACTTATACTCTCAAGATACGCAAAATGCGCTAGACTTTCCATTACCTAAAGAATTTAGGGATGCAGGTTGGTTCTTTGATGTATTACCTGGACATTATAACGGTGCGGTAAGACAAGTACTCACTAGAAATAGCACAGGTAGAAATATGCTCAAATTTGAGCGTGTTATCGACATCTTTAACAAGAAAAACAACGGCTCATGGAACTTTAACCCGCAGAGTGCTGGATATTGGGAACATATTCCGAAAAGTATTACTAAGCTATCTGATTTAAAAATCGTTGGCCTAGACTTCTATATCACTACTGAAGAATCAAAACGATTTACTGATTTTCCTAAAGACTTTAAAGGTATTGCAGGTTGGGTGTTAGAGGTGAAATCAAATACACCAGGCAACACAACACAAGTATTAAGACGTAATAACTTTGCATCTGCACATCAATTTTTAGTTAGAAACTTTGGAACTGGTGGCAATAGCGGTTGGAGCATTATAAAAGGCGAGGAGGTTAAGTAATGGTAGTAGATAATTTTTCGAAAGACGATAACTTAATCGAGTTACAAACAACATCACAATATAATCCAATTATTGACACAAACATCAGTTTCTATGAATCAGATAGAGGGACTGGTGTTTTAAATTTTGTAGTAACTAAGAATAACAGACCGTTATCTATAAGTTCTGAACATGTCAAAACATCTATCGTGTTAAAAACCGATGATTATAACGTAGATAGAGGCGCTTATATTTCAGACGAATTAACGATAGTAGATGCAATTGATGGGAGTTTGCAGTATGTGATACCGAATGAATTTTTAAAACATTCGGGTAAGGTGCATGCTCAAGCATTCTTTACACAAAATGGGAGTAATAATGTTGTTGTTGAACGTCAATTTAGCTTCAATATCGAAAATGATTTAGTTAGTGGGTTTGATGGTATAACAAAGCTTGTTTATATCAAATCTATTCAAGATACTATCGAAGCTGTCGGTAAAGACTTTAACCAATTAAAGCAAAATATGGCTGATACACAAACGTTAATAGCAAAAGTGAATGATAGTGCGACAAAAGGCATTCAACAAATCGAAATCAAGCAAAACGAAGCTATACAAGCTATTACTGCGACGCAAACTAGTGCAACACAAGCTGTTACAGCTGAATTCAGTAAAATAGTTGAAAAGGAGCAAGCGATATTTGCGCGTGTCAATGAAGTTGAGAAACAAATCAATGGTGCTGACCTTGTCAAAGGTAACACAACGACAAATTGGCAAAAATCAAAAATTACTGATGATTATGGTAAAGCAATTGAATCGTCTGAACAGTCCATAGATAGCGTTTTAAGCGCAATTAATACATCTAGGATTATTCATATCACTAGCGCGACAGATGCGCCCTCGTTTAAAGATATAGGCACTTTAGAGACGCCTAAAGAAGATGGCGTTGATGATGGTTCTGAAGTTTCAGCAACTACGAATACTTTAGGGAAATCAGGCTTGTTAGTTGTCTATGTTGTTGATGATAGTACGGCACGTGCAACATGGTATCCAGACGATTCAAATGATGAGTACACAACATATAAAATCGGTGGCACATGGTATCAGTTCTATAAAAAAGTTGACGAAGAATTAACGAAGAAATTTGTTAAAGAAACATCTAACAATGCTTTAAATCAAGCTAAGCAGTATGTAGATGATAAATTCGGAACAACGAGTTGGCAACAACATAAGATGACAGAGGCGAACGGTCAATCAATACAAGTTAACTTAAACAATGCGCAAGGCGATTTAGGCTATTTAACTGCTGGTAATTACTATGCAACAAGAGTGCCGGATTTACCAGGTAGTGTTGAAAGTTATGAGGGTTATTTATCTGTATTCGTTAAAGATGAAACAAACAAATTTTTCAACTTTACGCCTGCAAACTCAAAAAAAGTTTATACACGATCAATCATAAATGGTCGATTAGACTCACAATGGACTGTACCAAATGAGTATAAAAAAGCGGTTTTATTTGATGGCGCGGCTAACGGAGTTGGTACAACACTTAACTTAACTGAATCATATCAAAACTATTCTCTTTTAGTAATATCAGGTACTTATCCTGGAGGCACTTTTGCAGAAGTCAGTTTAACATCTATGCCAAATTCCATAGTAATATCTAAAACAAATCTAGTTGATAGTGATGGCAACGGTGGTGGCTTATATGAATGTTCTGTTTCTAAAACTAGCAATACTACATTCAGAATCGACGTTGATATCCTATATGACATCGGTAAAAGTGCGGGTTCTGGTGCAAATGCAAACAAAATTACTATTAAACGTATTGAGGGGTGGAAGTAATGAAAATCACAGTAAACGATAAAAACGAAGTTATCGGATACGTTAATACTGGCGGTTTACGCAATAGTTTAGATGTAGATGATAACAATGTGCCTATCAAATTCAAAGAAGAGTTCGAACCTAGAAAGTTTGTATTCACAAACGGAGAAATTAAATACAACAATAATTTCGAAAAAGAAGATGATTTGAACACACCAGGACAACAAACTGCATCGGATTTGAGTGACGAGGAACTTCGCAGCATGGTTGCGAGTATGCAAATGCAGATGACGCAAGTGAACATGTTGACAATGAAATTGACGCAACAAAACGCTATGTTAACACAACAGTTGACCGAACTGACAACTAACAAAACAAATACTGAGGGGGACGTTTAAATGATGAAGATGATTTATCCAACTTTTAAAGACATTAAAACTTTTTATGTTTGGGGTTGCTATAAAAATGAGCAAATTAAGTGGTACGTAGACATGGGTGTAATTGACAAAGAAGAATACGCTTTAATCACTGGAGAAAAATATCCAGAAACAAAAGATGAAAAGTCACAGGTATAATGCTTGTGGCTTTTTAATTTAACACAAAGTAGGTGGCGTAATGTTTGGCTTTACCAAACGGCACGAACATGAATGGCGAATTAGAAGATTAGAAGAGAATGATGAAACAATGCTTAGCACTCTCAATGAGATTAAATTAGGTCAAAAAACTCAAGAGCAAGTTAACATTAAATTAGATAAAACTTTAGATGCTATCCAGAGGGAAAGACAGATAGACGAAAAAAATAAGAAAGAAAACGACAAAAATATACGTGATATGAAAATGTGGATTCTCGGTTTGGTAGGGACTATCTTTAGTACGATTGTCATAGCCTTAATAAGAACCATTTTCGGTATTTAAAGGAGGTGATCACCATGCTTAAAGGATTCTTCGGATATAGTTTCTGGGCATGCTTCTGGTTTGGTAAATGTAAGTAATGTATAGGAGTCAGTGCTAAGGCACTGGCTTTTTATTTTGATTGAAATGAGGTGCATACATGGGATTACCTAATCCAAAGACTCGAAAACCTACAGCTAGTGAAGTGGTAGACTGGGCACTGTATATGGTTAAAAACAGAAGAGTTATAGATGTTGACAGAGCATATGGCGGGCAATGTTGGGATGTTCCTAACTACATTTTAGAACGATATTGGGGGTTCAGAACTTGGGGCAACGCAAATGCTATGGCTCAAAAATCCAATTATCGCGGTAGAGATTTTAAAATTTATAGAAACACAGCTAGTTTTGTGCCTAAGCCGGGAGATTGGGCAGTTTGGGCTAATAGAAACCCGGGTCATGTAGCGATAGTTGTTGGTCCAGCTGATAAAAATGCGTTTGTTTCAGTAGACCAGAATTGGTATACAGCTATTTGGTCTGGCAGCCCACCCTATAAAATCAAACATACTTATCACGATGGGCCTGGAGGAGTAACACATTTTGTTAGACCACCATATCATCCAGAGAAATCTACACCGGTACCTAAACCGAAAGATGATAGTGATGATAAGGAAAAGAATAATAAAAAAGTTCCGATTTGGAAAGACGTAAAAACTATAAAGTACACTATTTCTAGCCAAGAGGTCAATTATCCGGAATATATTTATCACTTTATAGTAGAGGGTAATCGACGACTCGAAAAACCTAAAGGAATAATGATTAGAAATGCTCAAACAATGAGCTCGGTAGAAAGTTTATATAACAGTAGGAAGAAATACAAACAAGATGTGGAATATCCCCACTTTTATGTTGATAGACATAATATTTGGGCTCCTAGAAGAGCCGTATTTGAGTTTCCTAATGAACCTGATTATATAATTATAGACGTATGTGAAGATTATAGCGCGAGTAAAAACGAATTTATTTTTAATGAGATTCACGCAATGGTTGTAGCTGTAGATATGATGGTCAAATATGAGATACCTCTAAGTATTGAAAATTTAAAAGTAGACGACAGCATTTGGCGTTCGATGTTGGAACATGTTAATTGGAATATGATTGACAACGGTGTTCCCCCTAAAGATAAATACGAAGCATTAGAAAAGGCATTACTTAATATATTTAAAAACAGAGAAAAATTATTGAGTTCCATAACTAAACCAACAGTAACAAAATCTAGAATAAAAGTTATGGTTGATAATAAAAACGCTGATATAGCTAATGTAAGAGACTCATCACCAACAGCCAATAATGGCTCGGCATCTAAACAACCGCAGATCATAACAGAAACGAGCCCTTATACATTCAAACAAGCACTGGATAAACAAATGGCAAGAGGTAACCCGAAAAAATCTAATGCTTGGGGCTGGGCTAACGCTACACGAGCTCAAACGGGCTCGGCAATGAATGTTAAACGAATATGGGAAAGTAACACGCAGTGCTACCAAATGCTTAATTTAGGCAAGTATCAAGGCGTTTCAGTTAGTTCGCTTAATAAGATACTTAAAGGTAAGGGGACATTGAATAATCAAGGTAAAGCGTTCGCAGAAGCTTGTAAAAAGCACAACATTAATGAAATTTATTTAATCGCGCATGCTTTCTTAGAAAGTGGATATGGAACAAGTAACTTCGCTAACGGAAAAGATGGAGTATACAACTACTTCGGCATTGGCGCTTACGACAACAATCCTAACTACGCAATGACGTTTGCTAGGAATAAAGGTTGGACATCTCCAGCAAAAGCAATCATGGGCGGTGCTAGCTTCGTAAGAAAGGATTACATCAACAAAGGGCAAAACACATTGTACCGAATTAGATGGAATCCTAAAAATCCAGCTACACATCAATATGCTACTGCTATAGAGTGGTGCCAACATCAAGCAAGTACAATCGCTAAGCTATATAAAAAAATCGGCTTAAAAGGTATCTACTTTATAAGAGATAAATATAAATAAAGAGGTGTATAAATGTACAAAATAAAAGATGTTGAAACGAGAATAAAAAATGATGGTGTTGACTTAGGTGACATTGGCTGTCGATTTTACACTGAAGATGAAAATACAGCATCTATAAGAATAGGTATCAATGACAAACAAGGTCGTATCGATCTAAAAGCACACGGCTTAACACCTAGATTACATTTGTTTATGGAAGATGGCTCTATATTCAAAAATGAGCCCCTTATTATCGATGATGTTGTAAAAGGATTCATTACCTACAAGATACCTAAAAAGGTTATCAAACACGCTGGTTATGTTCGCTGTAAGCTGTTTTTAGAGAAAGAAGAAGAAAAAATACATGTCGCGAACTTTTCTTTCAATATCGTTGATAGTGGTATTGAATCTGCTGTAGCAAAAGAAATCGATGTTAAATTGGTAGATGATGCTATTACGAGAATCTTAAAAGATAACGCGACAGATTTATTGAACAAAGACTTTAAAGAGAAAATAGATAAAGATGTCATTTCTTACATCGAAAAGAATGAAAGTAGATTTAAAGGTGCGAAAGGTGATAAAGGCGAACCGGGACAACCTGGAGCAAAAGGTGAAGCAGGTAAAAAAGGAGAACAAGGCGCACCCGGTAAAAACGGTACTGTAGTATCAATCAATCCTGACACTAAAATGTGGCAAATTGACGGTAAAGATACAGATATCAAAGCAGAACCTGAGTTATTGGATAAAATCAATATCGCAAATGTTGAAGGGTTAGAAGATAAATTGCAAGAAGTTAAAAAAATCCAAGATACAACTCTCAACGACTCTAAAACGTATACGGATTCAAAAATTGCTGAACTAGTTGATAGCGCGCCTGAATCTATGAACACATTAAGAGAATTAGCAGAAGCAATACAAAACAACTCTATTTCAGAAAGTGTATTGCAACAGATTGGCTCAAAAGTTAGTGCAGAAGATTTTGAGGAATTCAAACAAACACTAAATGATTTATACGCTCCAAAAAATCATAATCATGACGAGCGGTATGTTTTGTCATCTCAAGCTTTTACTAAACAACAAGCGGATAATTTATATCAACTAAAAAGCGCATCTCAACCGACGGTTAAAATTTGGACAGGAACAGAAAATGAATATAACTATATATATCAAAAAGACCCTAATACACTTTACTTAATTAAGGGGTGATTTTTATGGAAGGTAATTTTAAAAATGTAAAGAAACTTATTTACGAAGGCGAAGAATATACAAAAGTATATGCTGGAAATATCCAAGTATGGAAAAAGCCTTCATATTTTGTAATAAAACCCTTACCTAAAAATAAATATCCGGATAGCATAGAAGAATCAACAGCAAAATGGACAATAAATGGAGTTGAACCTAATAAAAGTTATCAGGTGACAATAGAAAATGTACGTAGCGGTATAATGAGGATTTCGCAAACTAATTTAGGTTCAAGTGAATTAGGAATATCAGGAGTCAATAGCGGAGTTGCAAGTAAAAATATCAACTTTAGTAATCCTACAGGGACGTTGTATGTCACTATAAGTGATGTTTATTCAGGATCTCCGACATTGACCATTGAATAATTTTAAACGACTAATTTTTAGTCGTTTTTTTTATTTTGGATAAAAGGAGCAAACAAATGGATATTAACTGGAAATTGAGATTCAAAAACAAAGCAGTACTAACTAGTTTAGTTGGAGCATTGTTGCTATTTATCAAGCAAGTCACGGATTTATTCGGATTAGATTTATCTACTCAATTAAATCAAGCTAGCGCAATTATAGGCGCTATCCTCACGTTACTTACAGGTATTGGCGTTATTACTGACCCAACGTCAAAAGGCGTCTCAGATTCATCTATAGCACAGACATATCAAGCGCCTAGAGATAGCGATAAAGAAGAACAACAAGTTACGTGGAAATCATCACAAGACAGCAGTTTAACGCCGGAATTAAGCACGAAAGCACCAAAAGAATATGATACATCACAACCTTTCACAGACGCCTCTAACGATGTTGGCTTTGATGTGAATGAGTATCATCATGGAGGTGGCGACAATGCAAGCAAAACTAACTAAAAAAGAGTTTATAGAGTGGTTGAAAACATCTGAGGGAAAACAATATAATGCGGACGGATGGTATGGATTTCAATGCTTTGACTATGCCAATGCAGGTTGGCAAGTCTTATTTGGCTACAACTTAAAAGGTGTAGGTGCCAAAGACATCCCAAGTGCTAATGATTTTAACGGACTAGCTACTGTATACCAAAATACACCAGACTTCTTAGCGCAACCTGGCGACATGGTTGTATTCGGTAGTAATTATGGTGCAGGATACGGTCATGTTGCATGGGTAATTGAAGCAACTTTAGATTATATCATTGTATATGAGCAGAATTGGCTCGGCGGTGGCTGGACAGACGGTGTACAACAACCTGGCTCTGGTTGGGAAAAAGTTACAAGACGCCAACACGCTTACGACTTCCCTATGTGGTTTATCCGTCCTAACTTCAAAAGCGAAACAGCTCCACGATCAGTACAATCTCCTACGCAAGCATCTAAAAAGGAAACGGCTAAGCCACAACCTAAAGCGGTAGAACTTAAAATCATCAAAGATGTGGTTAAAGGTTATGACCTACCTAAGCGTGGTAGTAACCCTAAGTTTATAGTTATTCACAACGACGCAGGAAGCAAAGGAGCAACAGCAGAAGCATATCGTAATGGATTAGTTAACGCGCCATTATCGAGACTAGAGGCAGGTATTGCGCATAGTTACGTATCAGGTAACACAGTTTGGCAAGCCTTAGATGAATCTCAAGTAGGTTGGCATACAGCGAATCAAATAGGTAATAAATATGGTTACGGTATTGAAGTGTGTCAATCAATGGGAGCAGATAATGCGACGTTTTTAAAAAATGAACAGGCGACTTTCCAAGAATGTGCTAGATTGTTGAAAAAATGGGGATTACCAGCAAACCGTAACACAATCCGATTACACAACGAATTCACTTCAACATCATGCCCACACAGAAGCTCAGTATTGCACACTGGTTTTGATCCAGTAACTCGCGGTCTATTGCCAGAAGACAAGCGGTTGCAACTTAAAGACTACTTTATCAAGCAGATTAGGGCGTACATGGATGGTAAAATACCGGTTGCCACTGTCTCTAATGAGTCAAGCGCTTCAAGTAATACAGTTAAACCAGTTGCAAGTGCATGGAAACGTAATAAATATGGTACTTACTACATGGAAGAAAGTGCTAGATTCACAAACGGCAATCAACCAATCACAGTAAGAAAAGTGGGGCCATTCTTATCTTGTCCAGTGGGTTATCAGTTCCAACCTGGTGGATATTGTGATTATACAGAAGTGATGTTACAAGATGGTCATGTTTGGGTAGGATATACATGGGAGGGGCAACGTTATTACTTGCCTATTAGAACATGGAATGGTTCTGCCCCACCTAATCAGATATTAGGTGACTTATGGGGAGAAATCAGTTAGAATGACATAGTCATGTCTATTTGAGCAGGTGCGTTACATACCTGCTTTCTATTTACATTTAAAGATAAAATGTGCTATTATTTTACTAGAACTTTTTAACATTTCTCTCAAGATTTAAATGTAGATAACAGGCAGGTACTACGGTACTTGCCTATTTTTTATGCAAATTTAAAAAAACACTTGCTTAATAAACAATTGTTTAGTATAATTATATTTGTAGGTTAGTTGATGACTTACAAATTATGTGTAAGGAGGTGAAAAGCCTCATGCTAGACATAATAAAAACACTTCTAGAACATCAAGTATTGGCAGTACTGATAATTCCAGAAGTGTTAAAACAACTTAGAGAATGGCATCTCGGCTACCTAGACCGAAAGCCAAACAACAAAGATTAACATTATGCTTGGAGCCTGATGGCTCCTCCTTACACTTATATAATATAATATTATTTGGAGGTTTTCAATTATGACAGAACAAATGTATTTAATATTGTTTTTATTAAGCCTACCATTGTTATTATTTATCGGGAGAAAAACACATTTTTATTGTTTAGATAAAAAGAATGGACGTAGATAATATGAGTGATTATAAATTAAAAATAATTGAATTGATCAAAAGTGATATAACAGGTTACCAAATTCACAAACAAACTGGCGTAGCGCAATATGTAATTTCACAATTAAGGCAAGGAAAGCGCGAAGTAGATAACTTAACTTTAAATACAACTGAAAAACTATACAGTTACGCACGACAAGTGTTATAA